GGACCCGTTAAAGTATAGAGGCGATGCGATTTCACTATTGAATCCACGCCCTGACAGGACAGAGCCGTTGAGTGTTTTTGTGAATAGCACAGGCGGCGATACACCTTTTGAGACAGTGCCGGGTTCAATGCAGCCGGCGCCCTCGACAATAGCAGTTGAAGGCGTGGCTACTCTGGGAACGGTTACGGTGGTGACTACATGACCTATGACGAGCTAGTGACAAATATTCGTAACTACACCGAGGTGGACAGCAACGTCTTCTCTAACTCGGTGATAGATACGTTTATCTTGATGTCAGAGAACAGGATTCTTAGAGACATTGATCTTGACGTTTTTAAAGTCGAAGCCACTGCAAACATGACTTCTGGTAATAGGTTCTTGGTGGCGCCAAGCGATATTCTGACACATCGCTACATAATGGCGACGTTGGGGGGAGATCAAACCTTTTTAGAGTTCAGGGATACTTCTTTCATGAAAGAGTATTGGCCTGACTACTCAGAAACAGGAACACCCAAGTATTATTCTGTGTGGGACCAGAACACGTTTTACATTGCTCCCACGCCAGATGCTAGTTATGAAGTTCAGTTAGGATACATATATAAGCCACAGCAGCTATCCTCATCCAACACTACAACTTGGATTAGTAATAACGCTCCTGAAGCGCTTTTATATGCGTGCCTGATACAGGCATATAGTTATACGAAGGGCCCGCTTGATATGCTTCAGTATTTTGAAAACAGCTATAAGCAGGCAATACAAGGTCTCGGCATCGAGCAACAAGGCCGTCGTCGTCGGGATGAGTTTAGAGATGGTATGATTAGACTGCCAATTAAATCCGAATCACCCGGCCCGTAATATTTTAAGAGGAAAGAAAAATGGCTATCACACAAGCTATGGTTACATCGTTCAAAGTCGGCGTGCTTGATGGCACTTTTGACTTCAGCAGCGGCACGTCACAAGTATTTAAGATTGCTCTGTTTACTTCAGCGGCTACACTGGATGCGACTACTACTGCGTATTCAGTAACTAACGAAGTCTCAGGCACCGGCTACAGTGCAGGTGGAAACACGCTGACTATCTCAGCGAACCCTGCTTCAAGTGGCACTACAGCGTTCTTAGACTTTGCGGACACTACATGGTCTTCAGCGACTATTACTGCTCGTGGCGCTTTGATTTACTTGGCTGACGGCGGCACTAATCCTGCTGTTGCGGTTCTGGATTTTGGCTCTGACAAGACTTCAACTGCGGGTGACTTTACTATTGTCTTCCCTGCTGCTGACGCGAGCAACGCCATTATCCGTATTGCCTAAACCGCGAGACCCTAGCTATGGTGACTTTAGTAAATAGAGCTAAAATGGGCACCGCTACGACGGGGACTGGCACTATAACGCTAGGCTCCGCCGTAACTGGGTTCCAAACTTTTGCAGCCTCGGGTGTATCTGATGCCGATGTCGTTAGGTATACGATAGAGGATGGTACTGCGTGGGAGATAGGTACAGGCACTTACACGTCGTCTGGGACCACGCTTAGCCGAACGCTTGACGAAAGCTCTACAGGGTCTCTGTTAAACCTTTCCGGCGACGCTACGGTGTTTGTCACAGCCGCTGCGGAAGACATAGGGCCGGTAGCAAGCGTAGGCGGCACTGGAACAGTCAACGGCATTACCCTTACTGGCACAGTCACTAGCTCCGGTAACCTAACCCTTGGCGGCACGCTGTCTAATGTTAACCTAGCCTCCCAAGTCACAGGCACTCTCCCTGTCGCTAACGGCGGCACAGGTTCTACATCGCTTACTGCTAACAACGTCATCCTTGGTAACGGCACAGGCGCAGTTCAAACTGTAGCACCAAGCACATCAGGCAACGTCCTAACCTCTAACGGCACAACTTGGATTTCTCAGGCTGTTCCTGCTTCTTTGATAGGCGAGACTGATACTGCTTCTCCATTCTTGACCGCTTTGGGAGATGGTGCAGGCGTTAATAATACTTCAGGTAATCAAAACACGGCGCTTGGCTATCTTGCTCTTAACACCAACACTAATGGCGGTACTAACGTAGCTGTTGGAGCTAGGGCTTTACAGGACAATAATGGAGATAGCAATACCGCTGTTGGCTATACAGCTCTTTTTGATAATACTTCTGGCGGCTATAACGTAGCTGTTGGCGGCAATGCTTTACGCAGCAATCTTACAGGAGCATCCAATGTAGCTCTTGGTTATAATGCTCTTAATGCAAACACAGCCTCTTCCAACACAGCGGTTGGAGCAGAAGCACTAGAACTAAACACAACAGGAGCAAACAACACCGCCGTTGGTTATCAAGCTATTGAGTCAAACACAACAGGAAATAGCAATACCGCCGTCGGTAAACTTGCCTTAGAATCTAACACTACAGGATCAAATAACGATGCTTTTGGTTATCAGTCTCTAACCAATAATACAACAGGATTAAGAAATACAGCTTTTGGTAATGATACGCTTAAAGCAAATACAACAGCAAATTACGGAGCAGCTTTTGGGTGGAAAGCGTTAGAAGTAAATACAGCTTCTTACAATACTGCCATTGGCGCGGCTACTCTTAACGCAAACACCACAGGGCAACAAAACACCGCTCTTGGTTATCAGGCAGGCAACTCAATAACCACAGGTACTAACAACACCATTATTGGTTATGACGCAGACGCATCTAGCGCCACAGTAAGCAACGAGATTACGCTTGGTAACGCTAGTGTGACTCGGTTTAGAATTCCGGGTATTGACGTTGACCTGACCTCTGCTCCGTGGCAACCGCTGCTAAAAGGTTCTAACTATACAGCCAGTTCAGGTGAGTTTGTCGTAGCAACGGCGGGTAGTATCACAATCACTTTGCCTGCCTCACCCAGTGCGGGTGACTACGTTACTATTAAAGACGGTACAGGCGACGCAGCAACTACTTCTTTCACTGTAGGTCGGAACGGCTCAAACATCGCAGCCTCTGCAACTGACCTTATCTTTGATAAGAACTACGCAGAAATCACAATGACATACGTAGATGCCACTATTGGTTGGAGCGTGTAATGAGTGATTTGTCGGAACTGCTGCCCAGACTGGGTCGATCCACGTTTAGAAAACTAAACACTAAAACGGAGTAACACGAAATGACTGACGAAAGCATCGTATCAGAAGTACCAAGCGCAGAAGAAGTAGCACAACATTACACAGCTATGGGACACAGTGTTGACCTAATCAACGCTATCCTTGCGGGTACTGAGTGCCAAGACGACACTGAAGAAGAACGTGCTGCGTGTCTCAAGCGCAACGTAGACCATCTGGAAATTATGATAGCTAAAGACTTCTGGACAGACCAAGATATGACTGCTGTTAATGCAGCTATTGAGGCAGGTAAAGCCTAGCCAAATCTCAACCCGTTTTTAAGGTGCCCTAATGTTAGGATTTTACCCTTTAGCTTCGGCTCCTATTGCTGACGACGGAAACCTTAACGTCAGCGTAGACGTGCTTGGAGTACAGGGCACCACAGCTCTTGGCAATGAAACAATCCTTATAGGGACTAATGTCGAAGTAACGGGGGTCCAAGCTTCTGGTGCTGTTGGTTCAGTTGCAGTTAATACTGACCAAATACTTTCGGTTATCGGAGTACAAGGAACCACTGCTCTAGGCGTCGTTTCAGTAGAAGCCAACGCAGACGTTTTGATTACCGGTTTATCAGCTACAGGTAATCTTGGCGCGGTTGTTGTTGATCTACGTACCCGAACAGAAGTAACAGGCGTAGAAGGCACTGGAGAAGTTGGCAGTCCTACGATTGTTGCCGCTGCCATAGTTGACGTTACGGGTGTAGAAGGCACCACGGTCCTTGGTAATGTAGTAGCCGAAGCCGATGGGGCAGTTGAAGTCCTTGGTAATGCCGCTACTGGTGAGACTGGAACAGTCGAGGTAACCGGCACTGCCGTTGTTGCCGTTACTGGGGTTCAAGGTACTACAGCACTAGGCACAGTCGCAGTAGAAGCAGATGCGATTGTTGCGGTTACCGGTGTAGAAGCCACGGGTGCTACGGGTAGTGTTGAAGTAGAAGCCGGTGCCGATGTAGACGCTGAGGGCTTAGAAGCTACTGGTCAGGTTGGATCGGTTGGGGTAGAAGCTACGGCTATTGTTGCCGTTACTGGAGTGGTGGGAACCACGGCCCTCGGCGAAGAGACCGTCATTGGTACAGCCACGGTATACGCCATTGGCGTACAGGGAACTACTGAACTAGGTGCCGTAACTACTCAAACAGCTAACGTAATCCAAGCTACGGGGCTACAAGCCACTGCTCAACTAGGCACGGCGACAGCAGAAGCGGATGCCAACGTCAATGTTACGGGCGTTCAAGGAACCACGGCATTAGGCGAAACAACAGAAACAGGCACCGCCACGGTATACGCCATTGGCGTACAGGGCACAGGACAAGTTGGAAATGTGTTGGTTTGGAGTAGAATAGTCCCAGACCCCGGAACTGGATGGACCGAGGTTCCAGTAGATCAAACCCCTAACTGGAGTAAAATAGCAGCATGAAAATAGTAAAAGAAGCGACAGATTTAGGCGCAGCAATCGACCCCAAGCATGAAGTTGAGCTTTTATGCAGTAACTGTGGGTATGACCTTGATGAGGCTGAAATGGCAGCGGATACTTGTTCAGATTGCGGCGAAGCACTAAACTTACGTCAAAATACAAAGATTTACGCGACAAGCGTGCCGCCTGCGGGTGGCAGCACATTAGTGTAATTGGAGCGCCCAAATGGCTACTTATGTAAATAATTTACGGCTTAAGGAAATCGCCACTGGCGATGAAAGTGGCACTTGGGGCACTAGTACCAACACTAACCTTGAGCTGATTACCGACGGTTTTAGCTACGGCACAAAAGAGATTGCCGCTGACGCTAATGAAACCTTCACGATGCCTGACGCTACAGCAGATGCCACGCGCTCACTGTACCTTAAATTCACTTCGGCGGTGGACTTAACAGCAACTCGTGAAATCACACTTGGACCAAACACGGTATCTAAGACGTGGATCATTGAGAATGCTACTACCGGCGGCCAGATCATTACGATCAAACAGGGTTCAGGCGCTACGGTAGATGTGGCCAACGGCTCTAAAGTTATGATCGTCACAGACGGTGCGGGGGCAGGGGCTGCGGTGCTTAACGCTAACCCAACCGAAATTGGCGGTACGGTAACAAGTGTAGGTGGTACGGGTACTGTTCAAGGGTTAACCTTAAGCGGCACAGTCACTAGCTCAGGCAACTTAACTCTTGGCGGTTCTTTGGCCGACGTGGACCTTACTTCTCAGGTCACTGGAAACCTTCCGCTTGCTAACGGCGGTACTGGCGCATCACTTACAGACCCAGAGGCTGACCGTATATTTTTCTGGGATGACTCTACCGGGGCTACTAGGTTTCTTACAGTAGGGTCAGGTCTGCAAATCTCAGACACCACTTTATCGTCTACAGATGCAGGTGGTACGGTAACAAGCGTTGACGTTTCTGGCGGAACTACTGGCCTTACTACTTCAGGTGGCCCAATTACTAGTTCAGGTACCGTTACTCTTGCGGGTACTCTTGCTGTAGCCAACGGCGGCACTAATGCAACTACGGCAGCCGGAGCGCGAACAAGTATAGGCGCAGCGGCATACCCCATACAGAAAGGCATAGACTATACTGCGGTTTCTGGGGACGTTATTGTCGTTACAGCGGGCAGCATTACTATTACCTTACCCGCTACACCAAGCGCAGGCGACACGGTGGGTATTAAAGACGGCACAGGCACAGCGTCAGCAACCTCTTTCACCGTAGCTAGGAACGGCTCTAATATTGCTAGTTCTGCTACAGACTTAACTTTCGATGTGGACTTTGGTGAAATCACCATGAGTTACATAGATGGCACTATTGGATGGAGTGTATAAATGAGTACTTTAAGCGAGTTAATAGGTGGCGGCGGTGGCGGTTCGGAAATTGTACGCGTTAATAGAACAAGTAATACAGTTTTGGGCGTAGCAAACCTAGGCAATTTGATCAACATAACTAGCGGCACGTTTACCCAGACTTTTGATGCAGCGGCAACGCTGGGTAGCGGTTGGTTTTGTTACATTAGAAACAGTGGCTCTGGCGATATTACGTTAAATCCTAACGCGTCGGAAACTATTGATGGGCTTACCAGTTATGCTATGTATCCCGGAGAGGAAAGATTAGTTCAATGTGACGGAACAGATTTCGTTACGGTTTTGCTAAGTGGTTTTTTATTGGTTATCGACAGCACAAAGACATTCACTAAACCACCCGGATATTCCGCATTTTCTGGATATCTGTGGGGTGCAGGGGGTAGTGGGGGTAAAAGAGCGCAAGCTGGTGGTGGCGGGGGCGGAGCTTGTGTTCCTTTTTCACTGCATTCCTCCTTCCTTAGTGCAAGCGAAGTTATTACTATTGGTGCCGGAGGTGCTGGAGTTACCACTACTGCTACAGATGGGATAAACGGCGGAAACTCGACGTTTGGTTCATTGTTTACCGCATACGGCGGGGCGGGCGGACAAGGAGTACAAAACCTTGCCGGTCCCGGTGGACCGGGTGGTGGGTGGTTTGAAGCTGGAGTTACCAGTACTTCAATCAGTTCAGCGTGGGGCGGCGGTCCTCTTATCGACGTAGACGGTGTAAATGGGAGAGCGACACAGATTTACGGCGGTGGTCGGGGGACACAAACTTATGACCCTGTATTTCAAACCATTTACGGCGGGGCGGGCGGGGCGGGCGGGTCGTCCTCGTTTGGAAATAGCTCTATATATGGGGGCGGTGGTGGAGGTCCGGGATACAATTCGAGCGGCGGATCGAGCATTTTTGGTGGGGACGGCGGTGCTGGCAGCGGGTCGTCATCAGGCTCGCCCGGTAGTGTTCCCGGTGGCGGAGGTGGCTCTACGGAGAGCGGCGCAACAACTGGAGCGGGCGGCGGCGGGCGTTGCGTAATTTGGGGGCTTATATAATGAGAGCGCATCAAGTTGAAAACGGAGTGGTTGTTAATACTATTGAGGTTGAATCTTTAGATATTTTGCCAAACCTCGTTGACGCGACTGAGGGACGTATTGGGTGGAATTATGTGGGCGGGGTCTTTACTCCTCCTGCGGACACAACCACTGCCGATGAAAAAGCGAAAGCAATACGAGCAGAGCGAGACGCTAAACTAAAAGAGTCGGATTGGACGCAAGTAATAGACGCGCCAGTAGACCAAGCAGCATGGGCGACATACCGCCAAGCTCTTAGAGATATACCAGACCAAGAAGGTTTTCCAAACGAAGTCACTTGGCCTGTAGAACCGTAATAGCCAAGCAGTAGGAGTACCCATGAGATGACCGAACTAGAGCTAGAAGCGATGATACAGCGCGCTGCGGAAGATAAGGCTAGGTAGTGGTATGACCTATGACGCATCTATTTTTGTTATATGTACTGGTCAACGGCCAGATACAGTCTTCGGACATGTACTTCTATGACATCAATAGATGCAATTTCTTTGCTACAGCTATTGTCAGGGGGAAGGTAGAGCGGACACTTAGGTACGAACCCCGAGGCGTGGCCCTCGCTGCATATTGTTTGCCCCGTGTGGCAGACCCCGTAACAGTGAGGGCGTACTGATGGACCCCATAACGATAAGTGCCTGTATAGCAGGAGCGACAAGAGCGTACAACCTCGTTGCCAAGGCAGTAAATGCCGGACGTGAGATAGAGGATACAGCCCAGTACATAGGTAAGTTCTTTGATTCTAAAG